GATTAGGGCAGGGGTTGGCCGGGATGCGATGCCGCCGGATGCGAGGCCAAACAAGCTACCAAACAAAGCCCCAAAGCCCTGACCTCCGCCTGCAACAACTCCGCCAATAGCCGTACCACCGGGAAGTAATGCACTAAGCAAAGCCGCTGCCGCCGCCGCCGCCGCAAGCCGAACTATTAACCCTTTAAGGCTGTTTGTAATTGCTTTAATAGGGCTTTCTCCCTGTGAAATAGCGGTAAAGGATTGGTTAAATAGGTCGGTTAATTGCCCGGCTGCAAACTCCGCTGTTTGGCCTATTCTTAGTAATCTTGCCTCTTCATCCCTTGCATCTTTTTGTGAATTTACATTTGCCTGTAATCCTGCCGGGTCAAAAGCCGCAAAGGTATCACGTGCCAATCCTGCGCCCAATGGTGAAAGGGCTTCCAGCCTGTTACGCTCCTTTTGTGCAGCGTTTGCCTTAATTACCTCCGCAGTTGTTGCCTTTAAAACCTCTAAATTAGCTTGCCGTTTTGGTATGTCCGAAAAAAGTAAATTTGAGCTTTTCTTTTGTGCTGCTGTTAAATCTTTCGTTTCATCCGATAGTATTTTAACCCCTACGCCGCCTTTTATTCCTAAATCTTGATAACCTTCAGTTAATTTTAAAAGCGGCTGCACTGCCTCCATTAACTGGTTCTTTATTCTGGTAATGGCTTTGTCAGGTGCATTTTCAAGTGCCTGATTTGCTAATTCTTGATTTTTAACAACTTCTGCAGTAACCTCTCCGACAACCCTGCCGCTTTTAGCAGCTTTAACATAGGCATCCGCCTGCGCCATAGCTGCGTTTTTTGTATTTGCTTCGCCTTTTTTTAATTCCTTATTTTTCTTTTGCTCATTTAAAAGGCTTTCTTTTTGAATTGTTAATATTTTTTCCGCCGCTAATGCAACCTCTTTCTCAATCTCTTTTTCCAGCCCTTTAATGGTGGCCTTCCTTAAAATGCTTTCAATGGCAGCATCATAAGCCGCCGTTGTTCTGCCTATTAAAATCTCTTCATCTGTCAGGTTTTTTAGGTAAGGGCCGTATTGTTTGCGAAGTTCGGCAATTGCCATTTTTCGCTCATTCAATGGCCTACTTGCATCAGCAATAAATCCGGCCAATTTTCCAAAGGTTACCAGCTCCTTTGCTGCATCTTCGGCAAGTTTCGCAATCTCTTCCCTTGCCTCTTTACTTATTTTACTTGCACTGCCAAACCCTGTTATAAATTCCTTTATTTGCGGCCCAAACGCCACCAATGCAGAGGTTACCGCACTTACCGCAATAGCTATACCAGCGGGCCCGGCAAGGGCAGAAAACAATGATTTCAAAGCACCGCCGGTTGAACCTGTCGAAGCCTTTAAAGATTGAAACGAAGATATTAAAGGGTCAATATTATTCGCAATACCAATAATCCCAAAAGGTGCATCCTGAACAACGCGCCCAAAGTTTACTAATGTAGGGTTGGCAGATGCAACGGATTTACTAAACTTACCTACCCCGGCAGCGGCAACATTGCCACTTTTTGCAATAGAAAGTAAATCCCTGTCAGCTACTTTGGCAAACTTATTAATATCAGCTGCCGCCGCGCTTGTTTCCGCTGAAGCTATAATTTTAAATTCTGCCGCCATTTCGCCTTTGTTTTAATTTGTTTGCATACTCCAATTGTGCTGCCGTCCATTCTGCAGAGAAGGTACCGCCGCCGCTTGGACCGTCAAGCAAAGGTAAAGGTAAAATGTGTTCCGGCTTTAGGCTGTTCTTTTTTACATGGGGTAATACCTGAATGAAGGCAAATTGCCTTTGGTAGCTAAGATCGCATTGTTTAGCGTACTCATGTGCAGCCTGCATTTCCTGAAATTGGCCATAAGTTAGGCGGTAATATTCCCAGGGCTTTAGCTTCAATTCACCGTAGGCATACCGCCTTAATACTGCTGTCGTGTCTTTTTTTTTGTCGGATTCTCTTCGACGGCCTTGTTTATGTCAGCTATAACCTTTGCCGCTTGGCTCTTATTGTATTGCTCACTCAAGGCCTGATAGGCATCATTAACCGGATTATCTTCCAGAAGTTGGTACACTTCACCTAATGACTTAAAAGCTGACGGCAGGTCGTTCAATTCGCTGTGGTTAATGTTACCGTAAAAAATAACGAAGGCGATAAGGTGAGTGGCAGTAAAAGAACCGCTGCCAACCTTCTTAGCCACCGCCTCAAAATATGCCTCCTGAAAAAGCATCCCTAAATGAACGCCGAATTCTTTGTCTCCTATTTTGTATTTCATGGGTCAAAGATAAATAAAATTTTACAACAGCATAAAAAAAAGGCGCGGCAGTTTAATGCCACGCCCTAAAAACCAACCTCATGCTATTTTAAAGCGGATCAACAATGTTGCCGTTAATTCTCATTTCAACCGCGCACGTTGCGGCTCCCTCTTCGGGAAAGCTGCTGTTTGTGCTTAAAATCGTTACATCAAATTCACGCGCAAAAATGGTTGGCGTATCTGCATCATCCGCAATGAGGATGTCCAAAATGGTAGCTGCATCCTTTGCCGCCTTAAATTCTTTGGCGGTGAACACAACGGTAGGGTTGTAGCTGCCCTCTTCGAGGTGTTGCAAGGTCAAACTAAAACTGTTATCCTGGTTACCCTGCATAAAAAAAGAACCGCACTTACTGGTTGCGTCAACCTCATTAAAGGCGTCCTGCAATTCGCTGTTAAGTTCACATAAAGCCGGAATAAAAACATTTCCGGTTAAGGTGTATTCCTTTACAAATACTTTGAGGAGCTTCGTGTTGATTGGTGTATTAGCCATTTGATAGATCGATTTGAATTGTAAATTGTCTTCTGTATAAAATACGATTAAACAAATTTACAACGCTTGTCGAACTATTTTGCACCTGCTTATTCAAAACTGCAAAGTTAGGAACTAAAAACGAATCATCGTCCACCCATGTAAGCACGTTATCGCTCAGCGTATCGGTCACCAGATTACCACCCCTTACCGCTGCATCATTGTATATTGAAAGGTCAACCGTTGCGGCGTAGGCAGTGCAATGTTTGGCGCCATTTTCGACGTAAGCAATGGTGGTAACTACTACCATCGGGAAATCCCCTTTGGGGTCTGCAATGCCATCATAAACTATAAACGTCCCGGCAAAATAGTCGGTAATTGCTTTGCGTATGTGGCGGATTGGATCAATCATTTTAATTGCTTTAATTCATTCAAAAATTTCTCGTAATATTCCTTTACTACATAGGTCATGTGTGGCTGCGCTTTCATTCTGCCTTCGCCGGTGCGATAAAACTCCTTTGCAAAAGCCTCCATACCAGCCGGAATAATCACATTGCTGCCAGTACCAAAGTCAACAAAAGGAGCGTATTTAATCGGGTTTTCAAATATATATTCAAAGTCATTTACCTGCTGAAATTGAAACCCTGATTTTAAAAAGCCGCCTAAACCGCGCTGTTTGTTTACCGGAAGCCTGCCATTTACCACCCTTGCAGCTTCGCCCATGTTACGTGCCAAAATTTCTTCAATATCATCTTTCAGCCGCGTAAATTCCGCGCCTATCTCTTTAGCAATGTCACCCCGTATATCTATGCTGAAAGCCATACATCTTTATCTAATCGGTTTGCATTAACCCTGATATTGCGAAGCCTTACGGTTTCAAAAGCATTATCCACCTTCATATATCCGTACAAAGCTGAATTAATAATCATGTTAGGAACCCACGTGAAACTATTTTTATAATTGACTTCCAGGGTGAAATCAGTTGCCGGTTGGTAAACCCCAAAACTTACCTGCGATTGGTTGTTTACCTTAATGCTTGCCCATGTTGGAGCGTTGGGTAATAACTCTAACGTTTCCGTTGTGCCACCATAGCCGTCATCGGTTTGGGCTATTGTATAGACTGTTATTTGTTCGCGTGCTGTCATTATGGCAATGGTGCATTAACTTTTAAACAATCTTTGTATAATTGCAAAAGGTCGTCAGCATCCTTTTTTATTTGCTTTGCAGTAACCTTGCCGCGTGCGTTATCAATAGCAAATTGTAATACTTTTACTATACGGTTTTCTATTTCACCGCACTTTTCAAATATCGTAACCCAACCAAATGTATTTGGTGCCATTACGCAAGTTGGTTTATTTATGCACTCTTCGTGTAGTGCTTGCTGTTCTTCGTTAAACTCTAATCTGTAAACAGGTGTGAACATAGCTGTATTTATTTTAGGTTAATAATTACCCACTTTATAAGCATCAACAATACTCAAAGCCTTTGAATCCCACGCCGCCGCCGTCTTGTCATCTCTAAATGTGTAAAAATGCGCCGCCTGGTATATTATTGGTTCCTTTAGTTCAGGAGTTTCATCAGTAATATATGCCACCGTTGTATATTCTATTTTCCATTCCTTGCCAATCAGCACCGGGTAAAACGTATCACCGTCCAAGTAGTAATCGTACCCTTCTGCCATTTCATCCATGATAGCCGGGCACCTGCGCCGGAAAACGTCACCAACAACGCCAACGGGTGCTAATGGTAACCTAAACGCCCCAGTTAACCTTGCCTTTGTGGTTACTTCTTTAGCTGTTAGGCTTATGTTGGTAGCCTGCTCAACTAAGCCCCTTGCGGCCTTAATGTAGGCTGCTAATTGGTCATCGTAAGCGTCACCTTCGATTTGCAGATATAGCTTCAGTTCTTCAACCGTAACCGGCTCCGCTGCGTAGTCTTGCAGCTTTGAATAGATGGAAATTATTCGGTTCATGTTGTAAAGGTAATTAATTGTTCAATATCATTTAGCCCCTTTATCTTTTCCCACCTATCCCACGAGGCCGCACTCCATTGTGCATAATTAACCCCTATCTCCTTAACTGCCGTTTTGATTTGGCTTTTGTCGCTAATATAGTAGGCAGCATTGCCGCAAACTTCCCGAATGCCGGGAATGTCGGTTGCAATAATCGGCAGGCTTTGGCTCAGTGCTTCAAGGCAAACGGTGCTATAACCTTCGCTCCGGGATGGCAGGCAGAAGTAGTCTATTGCGCTGTAAAATGGTGCTGGGTTATCCATGTAAGCCCATACAACCACATTGCCAACCGACCGCCTTACCGCCCTGTCAAGTGCCAATACCTGCACCCCGCAATCATTCGCCCAATGACCTCCCTTTGACATACTTAGGTTAATGAAGCCTACTAACGTATTGTTCGCCCTAATCCATCCCTTCTTAGGCTCCAACCGATTCACCGGCCTAAATACCATACTTGGCACGCCAACGGGATACTTCTTTTGCAGCCATTCGGCGCAATAGATAACCGCATCACATTCTGCCCTTATAGGCTCGTCCCTATGCAGGCAGGCTATTATTCGATTAGCCTTTACATTTCCTGCTACCATCGCCGGGCAAATAACAGTGTCATATCCCTGCGGAGGCTTGCCGGTGAATAGGGGTGCACTGAGTAGTTCGGATAGGTGCTGGTACCATTGGTCGGCTCCGGTGAAGGCGGTAAGGCGGTAGACTGCTATACTCATGGGGTAAGTTCGGGATTCTCAAATATGTTGCCGACAACTTCTAACCTTTCAGTCCTATTTTGATGCAGCCTATCTGAACCGCTATTGATATTGTTTGCAAAACAAAACGACCCGTTTTCAAAAACAACGGTTAATAAATCTGTATAATTGGCCTTCAATATATCCCCCTCATAAATTTCTTTACCGTTTTTGTCATTTAGCCCGGTGAATTGCATTAAATGTAAAGTAGCTAATGTAGTCCATCCATACTGAAAGTACAATAGGGCACCTTTCTTTTTAAAGTCAATAGATATAAGCTCGTCCCCTGTAAACATTCTTTTATGGCCTAAGTGCCACGCCCTAAACTTAATTTTTCTTTGCATAAGTTATAATTTGCCTACAAAATTATGCAGTCTAATTCACACTACCAAATAAAAAAACCGCCCCCTAAAAAGGAGGCGGTCTCTATTAACCCCTAAACTAAAACTTATGCGCTAACCAAAAGGTTACCATAAATGAAAGCATCAGTACGAAGGACGGCCAGTGCCACCCTTGCCTCTGCTTTGAATGTTACGGTGTTGTTATCGAAGTTGTCGCCCCGGTCATCGGTCAAAACAGCAAGGCCATCAACCTGCACAATTCCAACCCTATTCCAGTCACCTACCAACGCCTTACCAACAGGGATAAAGGTAGTTTGGTAAACAGGCAAACCGTAAATGGAAATTCCACCGTTATTTGCTACAACAACGCCGGGAGGCAATGTGTAGTCTCCGCTGGTTGCGCCCTTGTTGATGAAGATCGAAAACACATCCACCGGGTTCATTACCACGCCGTTTGGCTCGTAATCAGCCGCACGGAGATTGGTTACCCAACCCATTATCTTTTCCACGTTGGAAGTAATTGCGCCCGGAATTTCGTCGTCTCCGCTTGCAACTGCAATAAGGTCGGCATAAAATTCTGTGTCTTCCTGCTTCAGGTATTCGCTCACCATGAACTGCGGCATAAAACCACGAAGGAACGGCAGGTCTTGCATCATTTGTTTTGCCACAGGTGCAAGGCCGGCCAAATATTCAGCCGTAACGCTTTTCTGCTCAAAACGTGCATTAATCAGGCTCTTCTTTGCGCCGTGTGTGTTTTGGAACGCTATTGCGCCTTCTTTCGCACGCTCGATGTACCATGAATAAGTACCGGTGCCAGAGGGGATAATTTGCGCCAAATCCCGGAAGTGAATCCTGCGATTAGGATTAGCCTCAACGCCAGGACGGTAGGTAAGAACGGTTGAACCGGTCAAATCGTCGGCTGCGGTCATGGTGCCAGCTGCTTTTGTAAAGGGGACATTTACGCTCTCCATTACATTACCCTTCAGCTTGTCGCCAATTGCATCGCTGATTTGCTCCAAAGTTCCTTTTGCCTTTTTGCGGCTTGCATCAAACTGCCCGGCTTTTTCGTTCAACTCATTTACTGTCTTTTGGATGGCTAAAAGGTCTTCGCTTTTGGCCATATCTGCCGTAGCGTCTGCCACGGCTTTTGTCAATTCGTCTTTAGTCGCTGAAGTGGCAACCTTAGCTTTAAGGTCGGTTAATCCATCAACGATTACTTTATTCATGTCTTCCATGATCGTGTAAAATTTAATTTGTGATAAATATTTGTGCTATTGCCTGCAAGTCCAAACCCTTTGCTTTTTCCGGCTCCGGTGCTTCAACAGCGGCAGGAGTGGTGTCTATAAGTAACTGGTGTAGCTGCTTTATTTCTAACATTAAAAGCTGAATTGTCTCATCGGTTGCGGTCGTGTTCTTGCAAAACGCCTCCAATGTTTTTATACGGTCGTTTGCCTCGGTAATGTTCTTAACCATCGGTGTATATTGATTGACGCCCCAACCGGTAAGGGCTGAACCTTCCATTAACTTATGTTCGGTGATATACTTTATATTACCCTCTTGGCGGCTTGCAATCTCTTTGTAGCCAATGGAATGCTCCTTAATTACGCCGCCCTGAACCATGATCATAAAGTCTTTACCGAATGTGGTCGGTAATACCGTTGCCCGATAAAATAGGCCGTAATCATCTTCCATCAACTCATTGAGCGGCCCCAGGTTCTTAGTTACATCATGGTTAAGCAGGTACTTTATACGCCCCCTATTTTCGTCCAATGACTTTTTGAATGAACCTTTTAGTGCCACCTCGTTATAGCTGTCAACTTTATCGAAAGCCGAAAAGTAACCTGCAACCGTCATCGAAGACATATCAACGTCTTTGAACTCGGTTACAAGTGTTTTGTATTGAAAGATTTTACCCACCTTGTAAAATTATTTTGTTAGTTGCTTAAAAATATTATACCTTTACATTTGGGAACTAATTAAATGACACGAACCACAATAGCGGAATATGCCATTTTGCGCGGTATTAGTAGCCGGGCTGTTCGTAAAGCAATACAAAACGGCCACTACATGCCGGGTGTGTACGAAGTGGTAAGGGTCGGGAATAGATATTATTTACAGGTAGATAAAGAAAAAGTAAAATATGGAAAAAGTAGATTACCAAAACAAAGCAGTTCAGACTGCTGAAATGAGCATTAAAGATTATGCAGACCTGAGAGGGGTAACGGTCGGAGCTGTTTACGATGGCATCCGCAATAAGCGGAGCCAGCCGGGCCTTTTGGAAACTAAGTTAATTGGAACGCATTACATACTGCTGGTGGATAAGGGTAGTGTGGTTAAGGCTGAATAATGGTTTGTCGGGTAGCGGAAATGGAACGCACTGGATGGCAAGTCCAGATGGATGCAGGTTCGAGTCCTGTCCCGGCATCAGGTTTTTGGGTTTTCGTTTATATAGCAAATCGCCTGGTGTTTTCACGCCGGGCTTTTTCATATCAAACTTCCTCCTAACGGATCGCTTGGCTTCCTTATCAGCCTGCCATTAGGCCCCTTTTTTGGTACCGCCACAATTCTGCAGCGGCAATTAATTACATCTTGCGGCCCGGCTCCGTTGCTTATGTCGCCGGGATATGCCATTTGTGCCCCGCTTACCGGGTCTGTGAATAATGCTTCTTGGTCAACCGCCACCCCATTAAGCGCCCAATGATTAGAATGTCCGTTAGGTATTCGCCCCCT